CTCTGACGAAATTATGGAAGCTATTCGTACAGGTAAATTCGTATATGATTTATCTGGTTCTGCTAGATAAAGTATTGACATATAGTTTTTTATAAGTATAACTATATGTATAATCGTAAGTACCATAGCCCCTATACGGAATACCTATGGTACTCTACACTTATTCGCAAACAACAATGTCTTTACGGATTACCTAATAAGAGTGGCCCGTATGTATACTAACATATAACTGATCATTATAGTAAGTAGGATATACGCACCCACAGACGATTAGCCTCTACTAAAACTTGTATAGTTTGCATCTGTAAATCCAATTGCTAAAGGAGAACTATTATGGCATTCGGAGCAGTTTCTGGTTACGGAAACCTACCAAACGGTAATTTCTCACCAGTTATTTACAGCAAACAGGTGCAACTTGCATTCCGCAAAGCATCTATTGCTGACGCAATTACAAATAATGATTACTTCGGTGAAATCGCAAACCAAGGTGACACTGTTAAAATCATTAAAGAACCTGAAATCTCAGTATCTGCATATGCTCGTGGCACAACAGTCGCTGCGCAGGATTTGACAGACACCGATTTCTCTCTAGTCGTCGATAAAGCGAACTACTTCGCCTTCAAAATGGACGACATCGAAGAAGCGCACTCACACGTAAACTTCATGGATCTTGCGACCAACCGTGCGGCATACCGCTTGGCTGACCAGCATGACCAAGAAGTTTTGGGTTACCTATCAGGTTACTCACAGTCAGCGTTGCATGGTGTTGCAGATACAGTTAACACAACTGTTAACGGTACTAAAGCAAACTCATCTGCAGGTTCAGACGAACTTCTAGCAGCTAACAAGTTGGATATGTCAGACTTTGGCAACATCACAACTACACCATCTTCTGGTACAACAGGTGACTCTATTCCTGTCGGTGCTCGTCTTCCAGGTGCAACAGCACTACCAACAGCTTACGTATCTCCAACAATGTTGGTTGCACGTATGGGCCGTTTGTTGGACGTTCAAAGCGTTGACAAAGCGGGTCGTTGGATTGTAATTTCACCAGAAATGATGGAAGTATTGATGGACGAAGATTCACGTCTATTGAATGCTGACTTCGGTGACTCAGGTGGATTGCGTAACGGACTAGTTCTAAACAACTGGAATGGTTTCCGTGTATACGTTTCAAACAACCTACCATCAGTCGGTACAGGTGCAGGTACTACAGGTACTACAGCACAAGACGACAACTATGGTGTGATTGTTGCTGGTCATGACTCAGCGGTTGCAACTGCCGAGCAGATCAACAAAACTGAAACATACCGTGACCCAGATTCATTTGCGGACATCGTTCGTGGTATGCACCTATACGGTCGTAAGATTCTGCGTCCAGAAGCTCTTGTAACAGCACGTTACAACCTAGCTTGATAACTGTAAACTTTGGGGCTGGCTCAATGCTGGCCCCATTGTACTTTAAAAAGAGGATATACTCATGGCAATTACTACAGCAATGTGTAACAGCTTTAAACAGGAATTACTGCAGGGTGAGCATGATTTAGACAACCACACATTGAAGGTTGCCTTGATTAAGGATACACCTACAGGAACCTATGGTGCTGCTACAACAAACTATTCTGACGTTACAGGTAACTCAGATGAAGCTACAGGTACTAACTACACTGCAGGTGGTCAAGCACTAGATAGCCCTACTGTTAGCCTTTCTGGTGGTGTGGCTTACGTTGACTTTGCAGACGAAGTATTTAGCAACTTAACTATTTCTGCTGATGGTGCTATTATCTACAACAGTAGTGTTAGCAACAAAGCTATTGCAGTCTTTGACTTTGGCGGCACAGTGACATCAACATCTGGTGATTTCACTATTGTGTTCCCAACTAATGACTCTTCTAGCGCAGTAATAAGAATTAGTTAAACCCAAGGTATAAGCAATGGCATTAATTATTAAGGATCGTGTCAAAGAGATCACGACTACTACAGGTACAGGTGATGTATCTCGAGGAGGAACCTCTGCGACATTTGACGCATTTCAAAGTGTCATGTCAAATGGTGACACAACCTTTTATGCCATTGTGCATACCGCTTCAGGC